ATCAATGACAAGATCATAAGAACCAGAAACGCTGTCGTCACCAAGATCAAGAGTAACTTTGTCCGTGTCCTCATATTTAACTCCTGCTTCTTTGAGTATACCCTTGAACACAGCCTCGACAATATCACCGATCATCATGTTCATTATGAATGTTGTTGGGAAGGGTAACGCTACCTCTGGCTTATTCTTGTCATACCAGAGTTGACAGGTTGGCCTACCTACATTTGACATACGTAGACCAAACTTATCACGCTTGTTACCCCCACCAAACTGGCGTTGTGCAGCAGCCATCACATCATCACCAATCTGTTTGATTGTTTCAGGTGATACAGTTGAGTTGCCTTTTACAGCATCTTGAAGATACTGATGCAGTGCCAGTTCAGCGGGGTGGTTCATTACGCTACCTCTTCTTCGATTTCGATGTCAACTAAATCATCAATGATTTCATCGTCACCGTCTTCAAGTTTTGAGTTCACCTTTTCTGCCCAAGAATTAATAATATAAGAATTGTAATTATCAATCCAAGATACAAAGTCACCAAACATCACCTGATCTTCTTGGTTAAGATCAATAGTCTTAGTGACATCAAGCGATACCACAGGAACAAAGAAGCTATTACCATTAGGCATCTTGCGTTCATTGGTATTTGCCAAGAATGTATGCATAGGTGGAAGACGTTCCATCTTAGCAAGTTTAGTGAACACATCACCAACCAACTTAAATGCATCACGATTGTCAATCTCCCAGATGAATGGAGTAACATCAACCTCTACAGGCTCACCTTTATCATTCACAGGATCAATCAGTTCAACAGTACCCAAGACAACACGTACACGCTTAATCTGTTTAATTAAGTCTTGTAGTTTCTCAGGCAATGCCTTGAAGTCCTGAATGTATCCAGCAGGTTTACCACAGTTAAAGCCACCATCATTGTCTTTCAGATCAGATTCCATCTTAGAGTCATCTGTCATTAAAGATTTGATGAAACGATTAGGTGATTTAGCATTACCCATAACAAAACGCTTGTACATGAAGCGTTGAATGAAGGCACGTACCTTCACTGCTGAAGCATAATAGGTTGGCCCATCTGGGATTTCCAACTTATATGTTCCACCTTCTACTACTTCTACGTTTACATTTTTACCGTTTACTTCAGCAGTACCCATTACTGGAGAATGGTTAATGCGTAGACGTGCGAGAGAACTAGATTTAGGTTTACTCCCACCTTCTTTTGCAATGCCCATTACCTTCGCCATAGCAGCATAATTATTTTGGTCTATCGTTGTAAGTTCTGTCATATGTGTTACTCCTTTCTGTAGAGTGAATGAGGCATAGTTATATCACGCTATGTCCTTAGTGTCAAGCCAATTCGGTCCGATTTTTGCTTCTAAAAGCAGCGGCACATTAAAGTTTACACCCCAACGTGCAGCGATAAGTTTAGGTAGTGCTTCATTAGTAGCGTCTATGATGCTGATTACTTTTGCTTCTTCATCTGGATGAACATCAATGACTATACTATCATGCACTGTATTCACTATACACGATTGCAAACCCTTTAGCAACTCATCAATATGCAATAATGCAATCGGAACAATGTCTGCTGTAGCGAATGATTGCACAGGGTAATTCTTTATCTGTGTAAAGTGTGATACACGTCCAGTAGATTTACGTACCACATCAGGGAACGCAAACTCACGACCACTGGGCGTGATAATCTTTTGTGTTGTTATAGCTTCTTTAGCCAGTCTGGTATGCCAAGCAGCGACTCCTTTGTATTTGTCTGTGAAGTGTTCGTAGTACGCTGCTTCTGCTTTGCTTCTGCCGAATCCTGTTGCCCCATAGAGTGGCGCAAACGTGTGTGCTTTCGCATCCTGTCTACTCGTAGACTGACCAGCATCACTAATAACTTTAGCGGTATATGAGTGTACATCAAACCCAGTAGATACTTCTTCAATTGCTACCTCATCTTGTGATAAATAAGCGGCAGCACGAAACTCTAGCTGTGCAAAGTCAGCCTCAAGTATCTTACCACCTTCAAATCGTGACACAAATACTTTCTTTACAGGAAACGTGCCGCCACGAGGCATGTTCTGCATATTAGGATCAGCACCAGAGAAGCGACCAGTAGAGGTGCGGTGTTGTAGCAACCTTACGTGCAGCTTACCGTCCTGCTTTGTGTGTGCTGCAATACCTTCCACAAAGGAAGACAGGTAAGTATCAACAGCACTCAGTCTACGTACCTTATACAGAAAATCTTCTGCATCTGTCATGCCCTTACTACGTGCTGCACCTTCTAGTATCTCAAGGTTTTGTTTGCTTGTAGTAAAACCATTAGCACTTGCCCATTTAGCTGATGGTGGTTTGAACTTAAATCCAGCTAGAACATCAGTTGGATTGAATAAGAATCCAGCAGTATCACATTCTTTGCATCGGCTAGGGTTTGCAAACGGCTCACCATTCTTCTTAGTCTTACGAACATAACCAGCACCATTACACGATGGGCATTGCTGTGCCACAGTTTTATATAGACGTTTTGTACCTGATGACATCATTCTGTCAAACTCACCGCTTGACATGTATGGGTCAATACGTTCAGCCCACTCACTCTTATCCAGAACTTTGCGACCATAGATAACCCAAGACAGTTGCTCTGGGCTGTTAAGGTTAATAGGTGTATCACCCATGACCTTACGCACATGTGACTGAAGGTCTGTTTCAAGTTGTTTCTTTTCTTCCTCAAACTCCTGACGTACTTCATCTAACTTGGACAAATCAACTGCAAAGCCACGCTGGTAAATACGTGCAAGTGAAACACAAACCTGATTTGTAAGAACTACAGTATTCATCAATCCACTATCTGGTATAGTGTTTAGGCGATAGAACAGCTTATCGGCAAGCTGCTGTGTAGCACGAAGGTCAGCAGATAAGTACTCCGACAACTCAGCATGTGGTATGTCACGAGTGCTGTATCCTTTCTTGAAGTACTCTTTTAATGTGTCCTGCTTTTTTGTGTCTAACTCATATCGTTCTGCACAAGCCTCAAGTGACAGTGGCTCTTTAATACCACGCTGTAGAACATACTCTGCCAACATTGTATCAAATACTGCACCATCATACTTAAAGCCAGACTCCCATAGCCACATCAAATCATAAGCAGCGTTATGGCAGATGATGACCGTAGCTTTGTCTAACCACTCCTGAACAACAGTATGTCCGAAGTCGTCAGCATCCACCTCACTGTGGTCAAACGTAACAATTCGCTCAACACCTTGATCGTTAAGCATACCAACCATAGTCAATGAGTTCTCTGGCTCAAATGGATCAAGGTGCATCTTACCATCACGCTTGGTGACTGTATTTTCTACATCAATTGTTAGTTTCATACTGTGTACCTCGCTGTCTGATATTCAAGTTCACAGTGTACCACACCATGCCAACCTGTCAACTTATTCTTTACAATATTCAAGTGACGTTGTGTATCTTCTTCATCCTGATTGTCTACTGGTGGGTTCTTAGCAATCAATATCATTAAGTCAGCTTCAGCAGCTTTACCTGTGCGTGAGCCTTCCATCATAGACTGGTTAAGCAATACCTTGCCTTCAGCATCAGCAGATAGCTGTGACATATAAAACATTGCACACTCATGCTGCTTGGCAATCATACGTGCATGAACAGCGTTAGCCTTTAATGCTTCATCTGTACGAGCAAAGCCACCTGTCTTGGCAAACTTATCACCCATGTCAAGCAGTACGATGTCTGGCTTGTATGACTTGCAGATAGACTCTACCCAATTCATGTCACGACCAGTTGCATCCTTAATCTTGATACGCTCCTTGACAGGTGCATACAACTCACGTGCCTTTGCTGGATTGTCTTTGATCTCACGCATTGTCATGCCTGTAGCGGCAGTCAGATAACGTGCGCCTACACGGTGATAACCTTCCTCATTACATAACACAATGCAGTTAGCACCTTGGTGTGCAAAGCCACCGGGTGCCGCAATCAGTGAGGCATGAAACGAAGTCTTGCCAGTATTAGGACGTGCGCCAATCTCAATCAAGTGACCAGAGTTAACACCCTCTACCTTTCGTGTCAGACTAGGAATATTAAACGTCCAACGTGCCTCAAGGTCAGCTTTTGCCATGAGTGTTTCAATGTCGATGTCATCCCACTCTACATTCAAGTTTGGTGTGAAGTCATCACCATACTGTTCTAATAACAGACGAAGTGGCTCAAGGCTAGACTTGTCACCATTGACATAATCAAAGCCAAGATTGGCAATGTCTTCTCCAACAACCTGCTGGAATAACTTAGACAACACTTCTTGTGCAACATCACTGCCCATTGGTGTTTCTGTTTTAACCTTATGGAACAGGCTTGAGTACGCTTGTTTCTGTGCTGTCGTAAGCGTTGGGTTGTTTGCCATGAACAATGCTTCAACTTCATCAGGTGACACACTACGGTCATACCTATCCATTGCAGTATCAATCATGTGCTTTATTTTACGCACATCTTTGCTGAACAGTCTGTCAGGGCAACGTGCGCCACGGTGATCGTCATAAAACGATTTATCCATTAAACTTCTAATTAGTGATAATTCCATTTAGCTTCTCCATATCTTCGGGGTTACGATATTTCAAGTCATCTTTTAAACGCAGGACACGAACATCGTTTACATGCCCACGTAATTCCTTCGCCATAACCATTGTCTTAGGTAACGCATCGGGGTCTAATGCAATTACGGCTGTTGAGAACTGTGCAAGATACCCTTTATGCGACTCCTGTAAAGAGGTACCAAGAATCGCAACCCCGACAAAGGAATTGCCACCAACCACGGCTGCACTCACACAGTCCTCAACAACAACTGTGACTTTACCACAACCATATGAGTATGGCAAGCCACTTTTTCCATATCTTTTCCATTTTGGTAATCTATTGCCAAGAGAGCGTCCTGTCGCATCCACAAGAATGCCTTGCGAGTACACAGGAAACACAACTCTATCTTCCTTTACATCATACAAGAGATTATGTTTTTCGTAGTCTAAATCCCACGTAGCTAGAAACTTACGCATCTGATACGAACTAGGACATCTATCTACCACGTAAGAGGGCAGTTCAAAGTTTTCTTGTACAAACTCTTCTACGCCACTAAACCCACTACGTATATCATCTACAGATAGATGCACCCTAGTGCCACCCTTCAGTGTACAAGAAGCTTTATAGCAATTCCATACAAGAGAACCCATGTTATTGGTCACTGTAAATGTCTTATACCCACCACAGTTAGGACAATCCATTCTCTTTGTACTACCATTAGGTATATCCATATCACTTATAGTGTTATATATATTATTCATGTAATATCACTTTCCTTTGCGGCACTTGCTATGCTTATACCATGTGATTTTCGTGCTGTCAATGCACTATTTGCACTTGACAACGTATTTTTTAGGTATGGTTTGACTGAACTTGGATTAGCATGTCCTGTAACCGACATAATTTGTGCCATACCGACACCTGCCTCTACCATTTCAGTTGTACCAGTACGCCGTAAGTCAGATAAACGTAAGTCTTTTGACAGGCCAGCAGCGTCCATCAACTTACGTGCGTGAAGCGGCAGCTTGTACATACTATATGG